TTGGCATTAACGGGTCAATAGCGGTTCTAATGCGTTGTCGCATATCTTGATCTATAAAACTTAAGCCATTCAGGACATCTTTAACGCCTACGACTTCTACTGGCATTTCGGATCTCCTTAGCTCTGTCGGTTAGCACCTGTATAATTGCTGCATACATTTCGCTATCCATATCAATAAACTCTCTAGGCGGTATCCCGGTCTCTACGCTTAACTGAGCGATTGAGTAGAGAATCGATGACCGCTCAGTTATTTTTTTTCGTCATCCAATACTTCTACTGTGTCTAATGTGTCGATAAACTCCACACCCCACAGAGGTATCTGAGCGCCAGCCCTACGTAAACATTCATACGCAAGGTAAAATATCTCAGTCTGACGCTCGTGCTCTCTTAAAATCTTGCTGATACCAGCACCATATTTGGTTTCAAAGTTGTATTCAATTCCTGGCGTGATCTTGTGCTCTGAAACTTCGCCATTAGCCCTAGTAATTTTTAACTTTGCCATTATTACTCCTAAGTTAGAATGCCACTGATGGTGACACTGTTACAGCGGAGTTTATAGTAAATGTGACGCTAGAGGTAGCAACCTCGGTAACGCCACCCTGACCTATTGGGGTCAAGTTATTTACTAGGATTGAAAATTGGTAAGTTGGGTTTGCAGCTGATACGGCTGTGCCCTTGACAGTAATAACTGACACTGACAAGGTTTTGCCGAATGCATCATTTAGGGTCTGCATTACCTGTGCAGATGCCCAGTCATTTATAAAATCAATTGTGAATGTGCCTGATTGAAGACCCGCAACAAATTTGTGAGCGCTATCACCCATCGCTGTCACTTCAAGTTCATCCACAATCTGGTTTATTACAGCATTAGTCACGTATGAGCTAATGTCGATTGAAGGTGTAGTTAGTGCTGCATTGGTAGCCAACTTAACACCAACATTGTTATTTAAGTATATTGCCATTGTTATTCCTCATCTTTCTTGGTTTGTGCAGTTGGTTTTGGTGCGTCTTTTATTTGGCCTGTCTTAATTAAGAAGGCTAAGTCTTCTGTGTTTGCCATGGTTTAACTCCAACTCGTTAGGATTGATATTGTTATCTCGCTAACCAATAAATCGCCACTGGCTGCATTAACGATTGCTGGAGCTGAGACACTTGATAGATTATAGGTCAGCGCTGATGCTGCTAATTTTGTTACTACGGCCACAATGTAATCTTCTATGCCGTTTAAATTGCCTCGATTGTCTAATGCTGGTTTAGTCATTAAAATCTTAAAATTAGCCAAAGGTGATATAGCAGTTTGGCTGTTATTGTTAAATGTCAAATAAGGATCGCTGCATGTAATTACCACACTATTTGCGATTAGAGTTGCAGGTGGAAAACTAAAAATTGACCACACACCAGCGTTAGTTAATGCTGTTGCTAATGTGCCTCGTAATGTGGTTACTGCCGCTGGCATTATCCGACCAGTGAATTAGGACTTGAATATGGCTGGATGAGGCCACGCACTCTGTTTATAAGCTGGTAACCCATACGATACGGACTTGCACTAACTCCATCCATGCCCACCCCACCAGTTTGGCTAACCTGGCGTGCCTGAAATATGTCAACAGCTACAATCATTGCTGCTTCTCTTATAGCTGGTGTTGCAGAGTAAGCTGTACTGTGAAACGGCCCTTTGGCAACGCCATAAGGTTTAATTAAATGAAACGCATCGTCAGCTGCTGTTTTTGCATATTGCACAACGCTATAACCTGACGGATAACGATACAAATAATCTAAAAATAAGCCTGTGGCAATAGATAACGGCACAGTTGTGCCAGGAAATGCACCAGTAATTGTGTACGTGCCGTTGTAAGTGCTGCCGGATTTTGTAACTGTTATAGATTGACCGACAACAAATGTCGCTGGGTTTGCCAATGTCAATGATGCAGTGTTGTTGCTAATTTGACTGCCAACAACGGGTGCTGAGTTATACCATAGATAACTATCTACCAAATCCTCAGCTGTGCTGCATATTTCCTCAATATCGGCATCGGAGTAGAGAGAGCCAATGCCTAAATTGGCACGTAACTCTGCAACAGTAACGTACGTCGCTGCCATCTCTACTCCTCTGCTAGTAGCTCTTGGCAGTAAGGGCTACTAACCGCCAAGCTTGTTACCTAATTAGGTTAGGTTAAACCTGCGTACGCCACCTGCGACCAATACTTTGGTTGCTAGGTATCCGTAAATCATTGTCTCAATCTCACCGCTTACAACTACGTTAGTGCTTAGTCGCAAGATTGGTGACTCGTAAATAATTACAGATGATGGCACAACAATAAATGCTGACTCATCAATAGTAGTTGCCACGCAATTTGGATCAACATACAAATCCAAACCTAGTACGTTGCCACGTAGTGATCGTGGGCTGGCTTGTCCAGCTGCGTTCATTGGTTGAATTGCAGTGTAAATTGGTCGATCAGTTGTGTCTTTAGCACCTAGCAATAATGACCATTGTGATGTACCGGCAATATAAGCAGTTGGCAATTCACCGGTTGCATTATATGCAGCTGGTACTTCTGTAGATACGTAGCTGATGATTCCATTAGATGTTGCTGCTACTGCTGTTGCTTGTGTACCACTTGCAGTCAACTCTGCAATAACGGCTGCATCTGTTGCTTTGTTATATGCACGTGTCATATTTTCCAACATTGCTTGGAAAAACGCTGGTGATGAGCGCTCTAGCAACTCAACACTGTAGCGTTGCAAACCTGCAAATTTGTTGACAGTGCAGTTGACGTATGAGCTTACAATGCCTGTCTCAGATGGTTCAGCTCCTTCGTTTGTGTCGGCTACTGTGCCACTTGTAGTAATTTTAGGATGACTAATTGTCATACCGCTTGCAGGGATAGCACGTACACCTATTGCATCAATAGCCGGTCGTGCGCCAATTAAGGTATCAATTACTGTTGGTGAGAAAATGGTTGGTGAAAATGCTGGGTTAGTAGTAAAATCATCATCTGCTGCTGTAAGCATTTTTGCAGCTTGTGCCTCTGCATGTAATACCCACTCATTTGACTCTTGATTACCTAACTTGGCTTTAATTGAGTGCTCTAAGTATTGAGCTTGTGTTTTGATTGGTGATCGTGGCTCTGTATAAAATGCTGCACTAATTGTAGGACGTGCGGCTTCTACTGGAGCTTCGACCACTGGTTGTGCTGTTGGCTCGGTGGTATTGTCCACTATAGCCTCACTTTCCGTAGTTGGTTGTTGTGTTGTTTCTGCTTCGCTTTCGCTTGCAGCGACTTTAGTAACTGTTGCCTCTGCAAATGCAGGGCTTTCTACTAGGCTAACCTCTTTTAGTTTTGCCTTTGTTACAAAAATGTATTTTTTCTCTTGTTTGCTGGCTAATACTTCTACGCCTACTGACAAGCCATCTACCAGCTGCTCACTAGCCAAAATTAACGCATCTTGACCTTGCCCACTGTTAGAAATCTTAAAACTTGCGTATATGCCATCGTCAGACTCGTTAAATTTTTGCATACGGCCTATTGGCTTATCGCTGGCATGTTGCATCAGCATTTTTATTTTGCCAGGATCGTTTATTTCTATGCTGCCCTTTGCAAACATGACAGGGCCAACACTTGTATTGCCTACTGACTCAAATGGCACTATCTTGCCGGCAATAATTCTGCGCTCGCCGTCAGCTGCTTCTACTGCGCTATTGAACGTAAGTAACATCTGCTCCTTCATTTCCATTAGGTGTTAAATCCTCCATTTGTTTAGCCTGCTCTACATCTATTAGCCCTAGACTTAACATTTTCTCTATTGCTTCTAATCTTTTTATTGTGTCTGTGCGCAAAAATGACTCGTCAATGTTAAAACGCACAATATGGCCACGTGCTGTTATGTCATCCATGCTTAATCTGTCCTCTATTGCACAGATGTACGGTTGCAAGCTGTATGCCACAAATTCTTTACGGCCATCAATTATATTTTGGTATGTGTAACTGCCGTTCATATCTGCACTAATGTAAAATGCAGGCACGTTCATCAATCTACTAATTTGCGTTGCTAAATACTGTGATGCCTCGTTATACATCATGTCTTTAGGACTATAACCGACTGCCTCGTAAGATAGCGTGCTTGTTAAATATGCAGTAGATCTATTTTGCCTTGCTTGCTTCCATGTGGCCAATAATGCTTGCACAGATGACTCTGGCATGTCTGCGCCTGTGTTTTTTATAAATCCTGTTGCCATAGGTGTTGCAGCTGCAACACTTGCTGCCTTTTCTAAATCTAATGCTGCTTGTATTGTGCGGCCACCTGTTGCCAATATGCCTTGTGTTAAACCTTGAAATGTAACTAACGAGCCAACACCAATAGGCGGTGTTTTTTGTCCATCTAATGTGTAATATAAAATTTCTGTGCCTAATGTGTTTAAATGTGGCACAACACGTGAGTTGTTTACCCACTCAAATCTAGCCGGGCGTAAATCATCTGCATAAACTTCTGTAACACGCCAGTATGCAACGCCGTAAAATATAAGGCTGTCAACTGTCCAGCTAATTGTCACAGATCGTGGTTGACGTATATCTGGTTGCTCGCACCATAACGGCGTGCCTAATTGCTCGCCTGTAGATTTTTTGTATAACTCTAATGGTAAATAACCAATAACACCTTTTATCAAATTTGCACAACGATTAACAGCTGGCACTTGCACAGCTAATGTGCGATCCATAGGGCCGTAGCCAAATGTTCCCATGTTGTAGCCAATAGTGGCTTCGCCCATTACGGCAGGAGCATATTGTGCTTGAACTGTTTTTGGCTTAGTTATACCCAATGCTGACAATATACCCATATCGGTATGTTATACCATAAAAAGTAAAAATGTGGCAAATCAGACAATTATTTGCGCTGTTTGTTGTGGGCGTGTCAGTTGTGTTACGACCATTGCCAAACTGATTGCAGCTGTACAATCGCCTGCGCTTTTGCGTCTGATTATCCGCCAGCCAAAATCGCTTGTTTTTGCAGCACAGTTGTTTAGGTGTTGCACTAACTCTGCTTGACCGCTATGTACTAACCGATTATTTGCCAGTGCATCTGCTAAGTCGCTACAAGCCTGATAAAACGCCTGACCGCTAACATCTTGCATACGCCAGCCGCTTTGCTCTAATTTTGTCGCCAGACTTTGTGTTGTGTATTTGTCAAAACAAATTATATGCGGATGATATTTCCTAGCCCACTCATTTATGTCGCTAGCCATTTTAACCTCATCTATGGCAACTTCACTTGACCATAAATCCATGCAACCCACAGCTATCTTGCCGTTTTTTATTTGACCTGCAACCAATGCACCAGATCGTCTAGTCGGCGATATGTCAAATGCCATTATTGTCATTGGCCCAACAGGTATCTCTAACGTACTGTCACTGCACGCCTCTATACTGCCATAGACCCAAGGGCTGGCTACGCTGTCAACCCATTGGCACAGCATCTCTGTTCGTGTTGCCTCTACACTGTTTGTGCTTACACTTTCTTGCAATGTTTGCTCTGTAATAAGCGTGCCTAGCGCTGGGTTTGCCATAGCCCAGGCTTGTTTGTCATTTATCTTGCAATGCTGTGGTGCGCTGTACTCGTAATAACCCAAATTGTCCGGTGGGTAGGACATGCAACGCTCACGCAACTCGTTTAACACTGTGCTAAAGCCATCGCCAGCGTTACTTGTCATTAACGTCATTGCATTTGGCCTAGCACGTGTAACAGGCAACGCTGCTGCAAATGCCTCTGGCGACCACTCACGCAACTCATCTAAATATAACAAATCTGCTGTCTTGCCACGTGGTGCATCTCTAGTTGCAGCTGCTATTTCATAGCGTGCGCCATTTTTTAACGTTATTGACTCTTGACCATTTGCTAAACGTATCTGCCTTATATCTTTTGTAAGCAATTTATTGTCATCTATTGTCCAAGCAACTTGTCTAAATGTATCTAATGCCATATTGCGATTAGATGACATGCCTAGCACATTTTTGCTACCCCATAGAAACAAATGCGCCAAAATGAGCATACGTGCCAAATGTGTTTTGCCGTTTTGACGTGCAACCAACAATAAAGCTGTTTTTTTACGCCATTGCTCTTTGTCATCTACAGCTAGCAAATCTTTTAACACCCAGGTTTGCCAGGGCAATAACGGCATGCCTATTTGCTCAGCTAAATCTGCCACATCTTGTAATTTTGTGCGGCCAGCAAGCAAGGGTGTGTGTATGCGTGGCGCAATACTGCCAATTAGCCCGACCCCTCGTTTGATTGGTATTACTTCGGCATCAATCTGCATCCCC